AGTTGCTGAATTTAATGAACCACTATCTGCTAATGAAGCACTTGTTGGTCCTTGCAAACTTAATTCTGTTACTTGATTATTTGCTACACCGCCTGCAGCTCTTGAAGGTTTTAATATTGCTATCGTTCTATCTAAATTGTTCGCTTCTGAACCAGACATAGCAATACGGATAAAATCATTTTTATATCCACCTATACCTAATACACGAACAATCGTAACTGCTCCTGCATTTCTTAAATATTCCTTTGCTGTAAAAGGAACGTAAAAGTCCTCGTTTAATTTACCAAAAAATTTCTCAAACTCAGCAAAGTTTCTAACTAAAGTTGGAACAAATGCTGGACCCATATCTGTTGGTCCGATTAATGCTGCTCCAATTTCACCTACACCTTGTGGTAAGAATGATAAATCTTTTTCACTGGTAAATACACCAGGACTGACTATTCTTTCAGCCATTTTTTTTCTCCCATTATTTTAATACTATGTATAAATATTATACAAAATTATCAAAACGCTTCACTTGGACTAATTATTTTCAATTGGTGTGAATACGCCTGTATTTGGGTCTAAATTACCCGCACCATATTTTTCATCAAAACTATCAACTAATTCTTTTTCAGCTTTTTGTAATTCTGCATACTCAAGTTCTAGTCTTAATTTTGTATCACTAATTGAATCTAAAGTTTTTTCTAAATTTAATCTTTGAACTTCTAATCTACCGAAAGCTAATTCATTGTTTGAATAACTATCTCTTAAGTCATTTAGTGATTTTAATTCTTCTTCTGTGAATTTTATTTGTTTGTCTTTTGCCATTATAACTCCTTATTTACTATATATAAATATAATTCTACTTGTTCAAACAAGCACAATTTTTATTAATTTGATTGATTTCTTCCTCTAATTCTTTAATTTTCTTTGTGTTTTCTTTAATACTTTCTATCAACAATGGAACAATCTTTTCATACTTAACCGCTTTATAACCTGTATCTCTAGTTGTTACTAATTCTGGTAAGACTTCCTCAATTTCTTGTGCGATAACACCAACATCGTGTCCTTTGTATGCGTCTTGTTTTTCATTCCAATCAAATGTATAACCACCAATCTTGTCCATTTTTTCTAATGGATTTTCAATTGGTTGAATATTATCTTTCAATCTTTTATCTGATGAACCGAATGCGATTACATCTCCACTTGCTTCTATTTGAGAACCAGATATGTTTTTTAAGAATTGTGCATTTCCACCCTCAGACATATCTAATGTAAGTGCAGTTATGGTTGAACCATCATCTCTACCTCTAAATACTAAATCGTTGTTATTACCCATTGATTTTATAATAAAATCAGAAGAGTCTCTTTTAAATCTACCGAACTCAGTTCCACCGTCTTTTAGTATTATATCTGCTCCGTCTGCGTCAAGAATAATATCTACTGATGAATCAAGTGTTAAATCATCATTTGATGTAATTAAATTAGATTCTAAATTAGAACCAGATACATAAGCAAATGAACCAGAAGTAATAGACACATTCCCTGCGGTTGTAATGTCAGTTCCACTACCACTAATGAATAACGAACCTGTAAATTGGTGTGTATCATCTGCTGGTGTATCACCGGATATTGTTGAACCACTTCTAAATGAAGAAGTCATATGTGTTACTGATGAACTAACGATATAGTTTTGTGCTATAACATCACCTTCTGCTTCAATATTTCCTGTTGTGGTTACGGATGCGAAAGTTACATTTGCTGTTGTTGCGACATCTTGTCCAATCGCTACATCATTTGCATTTATCGTAACACCTGTTCCTTGACCTA